AAATACACCACCCTTACTAATCCGTCTGATCCGTTGCCACCTGTTGTTGCCGTCGCGTTTAAGAATGCAACCGAACCACCACCACCGCAACCTGTGTTGGCAACCGCCGCGCCGCCGTTTGTTACTCCAGCGGTTGAACGAAGCGCACCATTTCCAGCAAATTGTGAACCGCCTTGAGCGCTAACAGTAATCGGAGCGACAAACGCACCGCCACCGCCGCCACCAGCGCCGTAGCCATTAAATCCCATGCCACCAGTTGCGAGAACTTGAGCATTGTCTTTTGCACTAGATGCACTACGCCCGGGTGCGCCTTCTCCAGATGTGTAGAGTGTAGATGCCGAGGTGCTATAACCACTTACAACTGGAAACGCACCGCCACCGCCACCGGCAAAATAATCTGTTCCGCCCGATGTGGCTCTACCACCACCACCTGCAAGGGTTTGTGCTACTGCAATAGTTGCTATTGTTGTTGAAGCGATTGATGATCCACCAGAACCGCCGAAACATTTAATTAAAGAAGTTGCGCCGTTTAACACTTCGCTAAACCCACCAGAACCACCAGCCGCCGCACCTGAAGATGAGCCAGTTCCTTTTGCGCCAATTGTTATTGTATAAGAAGTCCCGGGCGTAACGGATAAATCAATTTCCTTATATGCCCCGCCGCCACCGCCGCCAGACATGGCGTATTCAGTAACTAATTGTGTTGTTCCGCCACCGCCGCCGCCTGCGCCGACTACTAAGAATTTGGCAGAATAAACTCCACTTGGAGCAGTCCAAGTTCCGCTGGAAGTAAAATCTGTTTGGCGAGTTGTTGCACCCGGGAATCTAGTTACGCCCATATTATGCGATCTCCGTTCCAAAAGCGGTGAAAGTAAGAGAGTTTGCTGTTCCAGTTCTAACAGTCAAAACATCCGTCGCAGCTAATGTAAGTCCAAGTGTTAAAGATAAAAATCCATTACCCGGAACAGTTACATCATAAAGAACAGCATTTGTTGTTGCTGCTGCTGCTCCAGCGACTCTTGCGAATACACGGCAAGTTGCATCAGAAGCCGTTGAATTGGCAATATTGAGAGTTGAAACAATTTGCGATTTAGAAGCTGCAACTGTGATTAAATCAGCATTTGAGGTTGATGATGGTGCAGATTGCCCTAGGATTTTATACGTTGTTGATGCCATTGATTATGCTCCCATAAGTAGGAATGGATGGATGATTAAGCCTTGCGAGTTTTCAATTAAATTAACTGTCGTGTCGATGGCATTTCCAAGGGTTCGCATAGCCAATGCGCCATCTTTGACATAAGCGGTGTTATCCGGCTCAGTCCACCCGTAATTCGTGCTAGTTGCCATTGACTCTCCTAGTCATCATATGTGGTCCATTGTATCGTAGAAGTAACATCTGACCATTTAGTCGTAGCAAGAACATCCTGCCAGCGAGTCGGAGTTACGCTATATGTGTAATCTGTGGTGTTAAGAGTCATCACCATTTGGAACTGATTGATGGAGAATGAATAGCCTTCAACCATGCCCTTATAGGTCGTGTTCTTAATAGGAATTGGCAAGGTAGTAATTTGGATTGGCTTGCCCATAATCATAGAAATGAACTTATCGCGATTGGCATCGCTGACATTTGCTGAATCGATTGGGATTGTGAAAGATGAAAGAGAAGTGCGTGGATAGGCTCTAAGTGTCAAATATCTATCTGATTGAGTTTGAGCATCGGTTGAGTTATGGAGTTCAGTTGTAATAGATCCAGCGACCTTGCCATAAGTAGCTTGAGAAGTTGTATCGTCAGATGAAACTGTTCCGGCACGATATGAAAGCGTGATTGAGTTCATTATGTCAGCAAGAGTCTTTTCGCTGCTGACCGAGTTCCAGAGAATGTAATTATTGGGAATGACCAAATAGCCATTGTCGCGTTGATCTATAAATCGGCGAGATTCATTGGCAAATCCAACAGTTCCAGTGGCGGTTTCATAAATATAACCATCAGCTTGTTGAGCGTAATCAGCGGCTATTGTGTAAGCATCTTTTGTATCTGCACTTCTAATTTTAAACTCATAGATTGAGGGAGTATCTACTGTATCAATGGTTACGCCAGCCTCAGTAAATATCCTAGTCATACGATCTGTGTCATATTCTTTCGGATAAGAAGAATCGCCAATGAGTTTTCTGGACATTTCGGCAAATGGACCAACTGCTGTAATAGTCTGAATTGCGTTTGTTCCGATTGTTCCAGAACCAGCAATGGCATTAGCAGTTGAAGTAATTTTGCCAGTAAAGATAGTTACATCTGTACCAGCAACATTCTTGACTTTAATTGAAACAGATTGGTTCATATCAAAACCATAATCAGTATTTGTATTGTTCAAGATTGAAATAAGAGCGTAGGAAGCACGAGATTGCTCCCACACGCTTGTTCTGCCATAACGAATCTGCACATCATGGAGAGTTATTGATTTGCGATTAGTGCCATTGATGGTGATAGTTGGTTGAGGTGTCCAAGCCATTAAGCCCCCACGAGCAACGATGAACCAATGCGATTGAATGAACCGCTTAAAGTAGCTTCTTTATTGAGCAGGTTAGCGATTTGCCGAGCAGTTGAAATTGGATCTACTGCGCCGTTTATTGTGATATTTACTGTGTTGCCCCCACCGGATGAAATGGCTTTATTAGGAATGATTGCGCCGTTGGCTCCAGCAGTAAATAATTCCGGTCCTTGTTCTCCAACCAAATAAGTCGTTCCGGCAGTTACTGCGCCACCAGATGCTTTGCCGCCACCAAATGCTCCACCAACGAAACTGGCGACTTTTGAACCTAATGAAATAAGAGTTTGGAATGCTGAGATAACTTTTCCAACGATTCCAAGGATGAGGCTCAGAGCAGTTCCCAATGCTTCGATTGCTAACTTCATTGCCCCACCGAAGAATGGTGCAACATATTCCTTCATGAACTTGAATAAGGCTTCAAATGAATCTTTATTATCTTCAACAGCGCCCTTAATCTTATCGAACGCATATCTCAAGCCTTCAAAAATAGGAATGGCTATGCTCTTTACAATATCGATGAAATTCTTAATAGCGGCGGAAATGCCTTCCTTGCCGCCAATGCCTTCAATGAATGATTGAACTGCTGGAACTACATCCTTGACGATTGTATCGATCATAGGAGTTATAGCATCAAGAATGAAACCACCAATGGTTTCTTTGCCCTCTTGAAATGCCACACTTAGGCGATCCATCTTGCCTTGGAAAGTTTCAGCTTGTTTGGTTGCTTGGTTGGCAAAAGTATTGCTCAATGACTGAGTAACTTCCTCAAAAGTCATGGATTTCAAGGTTGCCTTGTCAATACCTGTTCCCAGTTTGCCTAATGCAGTTGTGCTGCCATCATGGGCTTTGGCAAGGGCATTGGTTACGACTTCAAGCGATTTGCCAGTTCCGGCAGCAATATCTAGCGCAAGAGTCTGGAGTTTCTGAGCTTCTTCAACATCTTTGGTCGAACGAACTAAACGATCCAATGATGGGCGCAATTCATTATCGGTTACGCCATAGGCAAGTTCAGTCTTCAGGATATAAGCCTCAGTTGAGGCTATTTGGGCGTCAGTAGCCCCTGTAACATTCTTTAGGCTTGTAGCTAGGCGTAACTGTGCAGCTTCATCTTCGATAGCCGCTTTGACCCCATCAATGGCTAATTTGCCAGCATAAGCAACGGCAGCAGCACCAGCAGCGGCAAATGCTAGACCTGCCATCTTTCCGAACTTGGAAATCTTATCGCCAAAAGTTGTAACTTCATTAGCGCCTTGATTTAGGCTGGCCGATAAATCCTTAACTTCACCAAGGATGGCTAACTTTAGCGTTCTTGAATCAGATGCCATTGTTGAACTCCTTTAGGATTGTTGAGAATGCGTTTTGCCATTCTGAAATGATATGAGGCTGGGCAGCCTTTAGGGATGGAAATATGAAATAGCCTTTGTTGCCTCTTCCTAGCGATGGAGTTCTATTTGGGAATTGCTTGAATCGGTTAGATCCAAATTCCATTCCACCCCATAGGGATTTAGTAGTTCCACCACCTGAAAACTTTTGAGAAGCAAAACCGATGCTGATTTCTCCCACTTTAGAAGTCTTAGATACTTTCGCATTATTGGCCACGCGTGTTGCGACCTTAGTTGCGATTGTTCGAGTACCAGCAGCTTCTTGAATCTTTCCGAGAGCGTAATCGGCTAATGCGCCGGATACTTCTCTAGCTTTGGCAATAGCGGTGTCATCCATCGCTTTGAAGGCTCTGATTACAGATCGGATTTCACTCCGATTGTAAGCATCAACCTCTGCCTGATTCATTCTGCTCCTCTAGTATTTCGATTGCCGTCAAAATATCTTCCGCGGTTTTCCAATGATCCATAGGAATCTTGGTCGCGATGGCTAACTCGACTAGGAGTCGGCTGATACTTCCTCGGCTATGACTTTTGGGAGATCATCTCCAACCTCGATATTCGTAATGCTTTCCATCCAAATATCAAGAGATTTAGTTGGTTTCCCACCAGCTTCTCGCTTATATGCGCTATGAGCAACGAATAAGATATCCCACATTCCAGCAAATTCTGAAATGGATTTCTTTGTTGCCATTTCCCATTTAGCGAAGTCCGGGGGATATGCAACGAATATTGCAGACTCCCCGGAGTTAAACTCGACTGTTATTGACTTTTTCATTTTGCTCCCGTTTCCTTAATTAGCTAATTGTTAGTGTTGGTTTCGCTGTGCCTTGAAGTGTGAAAGATACTGTCTGAGCATCTTTACCAGTTCCACCTGCATCTGGGAATGATGGGTAAACAGATCCTGTAAATACTGCGCCAGATGCAGCTGTAAATGTATAAGTTAAACTTGTATTTGCTGCTGTTGATGCCGCTGTCCACATTGCTTCACATAATGAAGTTGGTGAGTTCGCGCCCCAGTCAGAAAGCATAGTGATAGAAAGTTCAGCTGTGGTATCAAGAGCATAAAACACTTTGCCATCGATTGTTTCATAGGCGTTGCGCTCAAGATTTGTTTTTAGGGTTGCGCTAGTAACTTGTGGATCATAGGACTTTGAGTCTATGGTCAAGCTCAGATCGCGACCTGTAATGACTGTTACTGCCATTTGGGTTTCTCCTTAGTTTGTCTGCGTGTAGTGTGTACTCACGCTTATATCCGCGACCAGCAAATTGCTAGCCCCTACTTGTGTAACTGTTGGTCGTTGAACCTCGTTGATTTCATAACCAGCCGGGATTGCAGCGATAACACTTATGATGAGTTGCTCGATATTGTCGAGTGATGCTGGATTGCTTGAATATGCCACGCAGCATGAAATTGTAAAATTTACTTTGCATTGGAAAGTACTTGAAGTAATTGTGCCAATGGTGTCAAATTCAAAATATGGTGAATCTGGAACTACTACGACTGCTGGCACTGGTACGGATTCTGGTACATATGAAAACACATTTGCTGAAACACCAGCAAGAGCAGTTGCGAGCGGTTGCCTAACGGCTGAAAGAATTGTTGATGCTGCCATTATTGTGCCATTGTATCGGTGTCAATGTACGAACCGAGAAGCCCCACGCATCGATTGAAAAGAGATCTGCCCATCCGGAAAGGGCTAGGACTAAAATCTACGCCCTCAATTTGACCGCCCGGAGCTGTGCGTGATTGAAATACTTCAACTGAAACTATGGTTACTGCTGACTCGACTGCTGAATTTCCAACATAGGTTGATGCGCCAGTTAAAGTAGCGAGTCCTGATGGAATAATATTTTTTTCAAGAACATCGGCGTTGGTAATTGCTGCTGTAAAAGAATTTGACTCTGGATCAGCAAGAACTGTGCGAGTTCCGTTAAATGGAGTACCGCAACCAGTTATGACTACTGACTGACTTTCTTTGAATACATTTTCATCAAGTGTGTGGAAGGTAGCGACATTGCTTGTCAGCGATACCTTAGAGATTGAACTTGAATAATTTACTAAAAGCGGAAGGATGACTGTTTCCGCTGAATCGATAATATCGCTTAGGACTGCATCTGAATACAAGGAAGATGAAACGCCAAGCACAGAACGCAATTCGCTTGCAGTAATAATTGTTGGCATTTCATCCTCTCAAGTTGGGGTGTAGGGCTATCCGGGAGCAGATAACCCCACACTATTAGGGGTTTGGCTTATGTAAGGTTAAAGCGACGAATTCCTGCGCCGACCTTAGTTGCAATGCCGTAGTAGCCATAAACTGCTACTTGTAGTTGTCCGTTAGCTAGTGCTTGGACTTGAAGTGTTGTCTTTGGTGCTTCGTAGAATGTAACAGCTTCTGGAACAACCAAGAATGCTGAATCATCGATAAGTGTTGTGATTGTAGCGTGTGGATCAACGAACAAGTTTTGTCCCATTACTGTGCCAGTTAATGAATTAACTGAAACAGATCCTGGTGCATTGTTTGGTTGAGCAGCAATGAATAGAGGGCGGTTTGTTGAATCTTCCGCTGTAATAATGGTTTCCCACCATGCTGTGTTAGTAATAAGGTTCTTGGCAAACTTTCCTGCTGCCTTGTAAGCTGCTGGAGTTTCCTTGCCAATGTATGCCTTTAATCCGGCGATTGTTGCAGCTTGTGTTGAGCCTTGTGTTCCGTCAGCAATTAGGCGAGCAGTTAAAGCATTATTTGTTGCCTTAGCGTAAGCATAATTTAATTCAGAAATTAAAGCATCATAAAAGCTCGCTCCAGACCGGTCGAGCAATTCCCAGCTTACAGTTTGCATACCGGCTGCTTTTTTGACATCGACTGTTACATAACCAGATGCCATTGAAGTTCCGCCAAGTGCTTCTGTTTCTGTTGAATCGCCATCAACTGTTGGAGCTGTTGTTAGCTTAGGAATTGTGAATGACATTCCTGTTGATGGAAGAGCACCCTTTGAAACTGCATCAACCGCTGGGCGTCCATCGATTGAAGTAGTAATGAATTCCGCCATGTGTGGTGGAAGTGTTAAGCCTGTGTTTGTTGAGGTGTCATCTGCGAACTTTACATAAGTGCGAGATTCATCGTTGCCCATAGCAGCCTTGATTGTGTGCTCAAGGTATGATCCGGCTGAAACGATTGGAGAGCGTGGTGTTGCGTATGCTACTGGAGCAGCTGCGCTCACAGTAACTTCTGACTTTGCAGCTTCAACCGCTTCGGTTGGTGCTGCCTCTTTAGCGGTATCTGACACTAGGTCATCTCCTTTGGATTCTGGGAGTTCGGATTGAACTTCCTCTGTTGTTTGCTCTGCTTCATTTTCAGATGCAGAAACTTTTTCGACCCTAGCTGATGAAATCGCTGGATCCGTTACGAGTGAAACCTCGCGAACCTTAGATGCTGTTATGACCATGACTCCATCTTGATTTTTCCAAGCATCCACAGCAACGCCGACAGAAAAACCATCCCGCAAACCATCTGCCGCTTCGACAAGTGCATCTTCTCCCGCCATAGTATTAGCAACTTTGAAAGTCGCATCGATTCCTGTTGCTGTAACTTCATGAGCAATAAGTTTTCCGATTGGTCGGGTTCTGTCATGCTCTAACAATAATTTTGTTGTCTTGCTGAATGTGATTGAATCTTGAGCGAATACTGTGGCTCCCGCGCTAGTGTTGCCTTGCTCTCCCCATGTAACAATGCGCCCGGATAGGGTTCTGGCATTGGTATCAGCGGCAACTATATCCATTGAAAAGTTAATTTCCATTGTCGATTAAGTCCTCTTCCTCTTGAATTTGTGCAACAGACATTGCACCGATTGAATTGAGAATCTGATAAACCTGTGCGCGTTGTAATGGATCCCCACGAAGGAAATCGTCTAACGAGAAACGAATTTCAGATGCTTGTGGAATAAAATCCGGCATGGATAAACGCTGTTCGATAGCCACCAATAATGGCTTCAATGAAAAGTCAATAAGTGATTTACGCTCTGAAATAGCATTGGAATAAGTCATTGAAGTTTGTTCTGCGCTCAAGAAATAAGCCGGGATTCCCGCTTGTCTGGCGAGTTCCAAAGCGACATATTGTCTGGCTTCATTTAACTGCAATTTGGCAGGGTCGAATCCTAGAGCAGTTAGTTCAACATCAGCATTTAAGAATGCGGTTGAGCGAGTATTTCTGGCAGTATTCCAACCAGTCAATAATGCTTTAATTCTTTCAGCTGAAAGATTTGTACCAGTAGATTTGAGAACCATCGTTGGAACAGGTTCTTTTGCATACATTTCAGCCGCAGCCTCAAGCGCGATTGCTGCGCGAACAGTTTTTCCAGCTCTGTTGAGGAACCCTTCATCGAGTCCGTAGAATACGATTAAACTTCCAACACCTTGAATTGGAACTGGTTTTCCATCGACTAAATATGAAACTACTTCGGTCATTGTTGCGTTATATTGTGGAGTTACACGATTAAATGCAATTCGAGTCCATGAAGATATGCGCCCATCGGCGTAATACTCTTGAATTTGTCCGTAAGCGAAACCATGCAGCCATAAATCTTCGGCAAGCCATGCGTAAATAACGGAACCCGGCACTCTTGGATCAGGTTGGTTGATTACGCGGTTTGGATCTATGTGAGCACCGGAGAGTTTGTTATATTGCTCAAGCGGAAGAGATGCAACTGTTGAACAGATGATATTTCTTGCGCGAGCGACAGATGGAACTTGCATTGCATCAGATCTATATGCAACTGCATTGTAATTTTGCAGTCCAGCATAAGGATTAAATGGTTCGTATGGTGCTAAGCCCATAGAAGCTGCAACATCCACGCTATTAGCGACTGGTGTTGGATTGCCTAAGAAGAATTCTTTGATTCCCATATAGTGAGCAAGTATATCACTATTTGAGATTAGCCAATATAGATATCACCTTCGGATTCTGGGCGAGTCGCGAAATGCGAAACCATTGCCATTCCGACTGCTGCACAAATTGTGCTATTGCTGACTTTTCTTCCGAGATACCAGCCCCCATCCTTAAATGGAAGTTTGACTGCACTCAAAACTTGCTTAGTAAATTCCTCTTGCTTTGTATGGATCAACCTATAACTTGAAATTGCTGATTGCATTTCATCGCAAGCCTGTCCATATAACGCCCCGTCAATAGGTGTCGTGTTGATTCCTGCTGGTGCTAATCGAGCAGCAACCGCACCTGCTGTTTGTCGCGAATAAGCCACAGTTTCGGTGTGGTATTTGCGAACCCAGACTGCTAGGTCATTTGCTAGGGCTTTGTCATCGATTGCTACTGCGTTTTCCCATGTCTGCAATAGAACCACGATGAACTTATCTCCTAACTGCTGGCCAGCCATAAGTGCGGCTGCTCTTCGATCCGGTGAGAGGTCGATAGCCATCCAAGTCGATTGTTCAGGATCTAACTTGGCATTGGCATCCCCACACTCATCCCACAATGACGGATTTATTGCAGGATTTATTTGTGAAACCCATTGACACAATACCTCGGTTCTAATAATCGATTCTTCATCGTTCAAAATTGCTCTTAGGTTATCTGGATGCACTGTATATCCAAGAGCAGGATTGGAATAGCGAACCGCTTCCCAAAATTCCGGTGTATCACCAATAGCAACTTCCATTGGAGCCGACCATTCGAACCAACCTATCGGATCATCAGCTCCGGCAGCAGCAGCGACCCCGCGCTCACGAATTTTGTTAAGAATTACGGAATGTTGGTCGCCAGCATTGCTATAAATTATTGCCATCGGATTCTTGGAAGCCATTTGCGTATATCGAAGAGATGCCCAAACTTCTTCATCTTGATATTCTCGAACTTCATCCAAGTGGATTACATCTGGCGCTGCAATACCGCGAGAAGCGGAGTTATTGGCTCGAACTAAATAGCGAGTGCCATCGATTAGCTTGATTTCCTGCGATCCTTTGGTTTCATACTTCTTGCCGAACTTCATAGCCAGCTTTGGATTGCTCTGGATCATCTCATCTATTTTCCAGAAGATTTCAGATGAGGTTGTCAGCTTGTGAGCCGTGTGAACTTGCAATTTCTCGCCCAGTTCATACATTCCCCATAAAATTCGAAGCGCAAGGAAGGTTGATTTTCCTTGTTGTCTGGCCACTAACACGCCTATTTCGTTGTGATACCAGCGGCCATCTGGTTTAACTCTGTGCATCTCGATAGCTAAAAACTTCTGCCAAGGCAGCAATTCGAAGCCGATTTCAGCGCAAAAATCTATCATTTCTTGACCGCGTGAGGGCAAATCTACTGGTTTTGAGCGTATTCGTGGCTCTGAGAACCCCCTCTTAGACTCATCGAGTCCTAACGAGTCTGATTTATCAAGATTGAAAGTCATCGAGTCAGATC